CGAGAACAGATTGAATGTAGTAATTGGCGGGCATTTTCGTGTAAAAATTGCCAAAAATCTTGGCTATAAAGACGTGCCGGCGATCTATATTAATATTCCGGATGAAGGTAAGGAAAAAGAATTAAATATTCGCTTAAACAAGAACCTGGGAGATTGGGACTACGAGCTGCTGGCCGATTTTGATGAATCCTTACTATCTGATATCGGTTTCAATAGTATAGAGCTAGACGAGATATTTGACTTAACTGTTGATGAGCCAGAAACCTTTGATCTGCAAAAGGAGCTCGAAAAGCTCGACATTAAAAAAATTACCGTCCAGAAGGGCGACGTTTACGAGCTCGGTGGTTCACGGCTAATGTGCGGTGATAGCACAGTCCCAGAAGACTTCGATAAGCTAATGAACAACGAGCAGGCAGACATGTGCTTGACTGACCCGCCCTACATCTTGGACTACCTCCACGCTAAACGTGGTGGCAAGTCGGTAACGGGCTTCGGTGCCAAGAAAAACCGTCGGTATCTGGAGACGGACGTACTGCCCGACAACTTTACTGAGTTATGGACGATGAACGTGGCTAAATATGCCAAGCCAGATTATTCAATTATCGTATATGAAAATTGGAAAAACTTGAGAATTATTTGGGCAGAGCTTGAGAAGTACTGGAAGATTAAGAATATGATCGTCTGGCACTTGCCCAATCGTCACCAGGGATTCAGCGCCAAGTATAAGTTCTTCTCGAAACACGACATTGCAGTTGTTGGCGGTAGTGGCACGGTCGCCTACAACCACGGAGAAGAGCCTGATGGCCTGCAAGAAGAGTACGAGGCTGCACTTTACGCAATTAGTGGTAAGCCTCATTGGGAGGGCTATCAAGGGGGCAAGAAATACCAGCCAACTGACTTTATCGACTACCAAGCTAGCGACGAAAAGAGTTCTGGCCAGGGCGTTATCTTTGGTACTAAGCCGCTAGAGATACTAATCCCATACATCAAGGTACTTACCAAACGCGGCGACCTCGTGGTTGAGCCATTCTGCGGCAGTGGAAGCACTTTGATTGCAGCCACCAAGCTTAAACGGCGGTGCTACATCATGGAAAAGTCGCCTGTTTATGCTGAGGTGGCGTTAAAACGCTGGGAGAAGCTAACCGGCCAAAAGCGGGTAAAACTATGAGCAGAAACCAGGACGCTGTTAAGGGGTTTATGCTGAAGCAGCTAGAGAAAACGCCAATTGTAGAGGCGGCCTGCAAGCACATTGGTCTGCCTCGCTCTACCTACTATAGGTGGCGAAAAGATGACCAAGCCTTTGCTGAGAGTTGCGACGAAACGATAGACCTGAGCGTAGGCAGAGTCAACGACCTTGCCGAATCGCAGCTTATTAATGCTATCAAGGGCCAGAACATGACGGCGATCACCTTCTGGCTCAAGCATCACCACCGCAGCTATCGCAATCGCCTAGAAGTAGATGCCAGAGTTCAGGCTCTCCAACAGGAGTTAACACCTGAACAATCCGAATTAATTAATCGTGCGCTCCGCCTAGCTGGTGTGGCGCCTAACAAAGGAGATGACCATGATGGACAACCAAATGAGGAATAAGCTTCTAAATGATCGTAATTTACGCATAGAGGTAACCTCACAAAGCCATCTGCTATTTTTTGCCACTTACTTCGCGAACTATATGGAATACGAGATATCAGATTTACACCGTGAGTTATTTGCGCTGACGGAACAAAACGATATGCCACTGGCAGTGGTAATGGCCTTTCGTGGATCGGCCAAGTCAACAATCATGACTATGAGCTACCCGATTTGGGCGATAGTGGGGAACCTACAAAAAAAGTTCGTCGTGATAGCTAGTCAAACACAGTACCAAGCAAGGGTCCACTTAACCAACATTAAGCGCGAACTAGAGAGTAATGAGTTACTAGCGAACGATCTTGGGCCATTTGTCGAACAGCGTGAGGAATGGGGCTCAACCTCGCTATACATCCCCAAGTACAACGCTCGTATCACGGCCATATCGACTGAGCAGAGCGTGCGCGGCATCCGACACGGTGCCAAACGACCCGACCTCATTGTCGCGGACGATGTAGAGGATGTGCAGTCAGTTAAGACAAAAGATGGCCGTAATAAAACGTTCGACTGGTATACGGGTGAAATTATCCCGGCCGGCGACATTAGTACAAAGCGCATCGTTGTTGGAAATCTTCTGCATGATGATTCACTTATGATGAGGCTCAAAACCCTTATCGAAGCCAATGAGATAGATGGCAGCTTTACCGAATGGCCGATAGTAAAGAACGGTCGCAGTACCTGGCCGGGTAAATTCCCAGACATGAAAGCGATTGAGCAAATGCGAAGGACTGTAGCGAGCCGTGTAGCATGGGAGCGCGAGTACATGCTCAATCTGGTGACTGATGGCGAGCAGATCATAACTAAGGATATGCTGCACTACTACGACGAAATCCCGAAGCCTCTGCGTGGTGAGTATTCTAGAATAATTGTTGGGGTTGACCTTGCAATATCTGAGAGCGATAGAGCTGATTTTACAGCGATACTCGTAATCGATGTGATCGGTAGCGATGAAAAGCAACGTATGTATGTGCGCCTATACCCTATTAATAAGCGGATGAACTTTCCTAGCACGGTTGCTCAGCTACGTGAAGTGAGTGATCTGCTCAATTATCCGCGAATGTATATCGAGCAGACGGCCTACCAGGCCGCGGTTGTGCAAGAACTGACAGCTGATGGATTTGACGTGCAGGGTGTATCCCCCAGGTCAGACAAGTCAGCTAGGCTAAGCATGATTTCAGACAAGATCAGTCGCGGTATCATTTTGTTTCCAAAACACGGTATAGGCACGCTTGTTTCACAACTAGTAAATTTCGGTAGCGAAAAACACGATGACCTAGTTGATGCGCTGACCATGGCGGTTATTGAATTTCATCGAGATAAACGGCGAGGAGGCAAGGTTACTTTCGGGAGAGCATCTGACATATTCGGACCTGGCTGGAGGGGTGGATCAAGACCATCAAGGGGTAGCAGGGATTATTGGAGCAGAAGATTGGATGACTTTGAAGAAGCTACATCCGGTAAATGGGACTGACCCAGGTTTACTACTAGCTTTAATGAACCGTTGCGGTACCTTTGATTTGGAGGGGATACTATACCCACCACAAGCTCTGTTTGTAGACGCGAAAGCTGCGTGAATCCCATGAGCGCCAGACGATGAGTATTCGATAATCTACAGATCAATAAGCTACGCATACCTCTATAATGACCCGATAACGAGCGTGCAATACCAGCAGTTACAAACCATTATTGATTGCTGTATTTATGACAAACTCACGCCAATAATTAACGTCTACACCTTTGGCCCGTTTCGCAAACCTTTCTGAATAACTAACAAAGAATTTGCCACTGAGAGCCCTTTGAGGCCTCGGCGTGTCATGGATAAAACGCAGATACTTCGTATGGTCAGTACCAAGTAAACTGGCAGGCACCATAGCGTTCTGATATTCTATATTCTTAATAACATTGTCCCATGCGCTGCTGAAATCCCTACCAAATTTCTGGTCAAGATTTAGTGAAAGGCTAGTAGAGAACGTTAGCGAATTGCTAGTCGGTACCTGTAGGCCAAACATGTCTTCGACTTTACTGCGTTTTGTATATTCAAGCATAGAGTATGCAATCGCCAAATTGCATAATGCTAATTCCGGCTTGTTGTCCTTAAGGTCTCGGTCTGCTTCCTTTATCTTTTTTTGCACATCTTTATCGGAAATCGCATCGATTGTATCAAGCTCGGATAGTGACTTACCGGTGTATGTTTTTACTAATGTTTCTATTTGTATTTCAGCCCACATAACAATTGTCTCAGCTTGTTGATCATTGGGTATTGCAAAATTATGCTTAAATTTACTCCGCATAGCGTTTAGTCGATCGCATTTTGATTCGTCTAGTGAACCGAATTTATCGGGGTGTTTCGCAATAGCGCTAACATAATCGGGAAACATAAGTTTTCCCTTCTTAGGCTTGTTAGTATCATCATACAAATACTGAAGAACCCAATCTAGTGCGTCGTGTGCATGTAATACAGAGAAGGCTTTCTCTATACCTGACTTTTTAGACTGCCCTTTTGCAGATTCTAAAAGAAGCTTTGCTGATATTAGCTGATTAATAGATGTCTTGGCCATAATTATAGTTTAACCTATAGAGAGCTTTACGCCTGGACTTACAAAATCCTTGCGGTATGTTGGTGTTGTGATAGATAGTAATATACCTCTGAGATACTGCCTGTATGCTCGGAAATCGAGCGAATCTGACGAACGTCAAGCAATGTCTATCGACTCACAGCTCAATGAGATGAGAGCTTTAGCTGAACATGAAGGATTGAACGTTGTATGCGGACTAGAAGAAAGCCACTCCGCCAAAGATTCTGGTAAACGCCCACAATATAACAAGCTACTTAAAGGAATCGCGAGCGAAGAATATAACGCTATCCTGACATGGGCACCAGATCGACTGAGCAGGAACGCAGGCGACTTAGGCGCAGTGGTAGATCTCATGGATCAAGGCAAACTGCTCCATATACGCACTTACTCGCAAACATTCACTAATAACCCGAACGAAAAGTTCCTACTGATGATTCTCTGCTCACAGGCTAAGCTAGAAAACGATAATAAGAGCATTAATGTGAAGCGTGGCATCCGTAATAAGTGCGAGATGGGTTGGCGACCAGGCGTCGCGCCACTCGGTTATATGAATCGAGCGTTTGCTGGCGTAAACGATATTATCCTCGATCCCGATCGTGCCGAGCTTATTGCCGAGGCTTTTCAAAAAGCTGGATATGAACGTTGGAGCGGACGTAGAATAAAATTATGGCTTGATGAGCAAGGATTGACGAATCGATCGGGTAAGCAGATGAGCGTTAGTCAGATTCTAGTAATACTCACTACGCCGTTCTATTATGGAAAATTCCAATATCCTCAAGCACCTGACGCACCGTGGTATACAGGAGCGCATAAACCCTTGATATCGAAAGAATTGTTTGACATAGTACAGGAAACACGAGGTGTTAATAAGGGCGTTTGGGGGTCAAAGACCTTCGCCTTCCGAGGTCTACTAAAATGCGGACGATGCACAGCAGATATCACCGCACAAGATAAGTTTAAACTTCTAAAAAGTGGTGAAACAAAGCGATTCGTCTACTACAATTGCACAAGACGTAAGGACCCAAACTGTGCCGAGAAATACATCAACGAGG